CACCGATCACCGTGGCCAGCAACCTCTACACGGTGGCCGACAAGGTCGCCGCGTTCATCGCAACGGCCCGCTCGGCCGCAGCCGACGGCATCACGGTCGCCGAGTTTGGCGAGCTCACCGTCGCCCTCCTGAAGACGGTCATGGCGGCACTCGACTCGCTGCCCGAAAGCGGGGCCGCGAAAAAGGCGTGGGCTCTTGAAGCCGTGGGCCTGCTCTTTGATGCCGTGGCCGACAAGGCCGTGCCCACGCTGGCGTGGCCCGTCTGGCTCATCGTTCGCCCGACGATCCGGCAGCTCGTGCTTCTCGCCGCGGCCGGGGCGATCGAATCCTTGCTGCCCCTCGTGCGAAAGGCCGCCATATGATTACCGCCGCCCTGTTGCTGGCCGCTGCCGTCGCGCTGGCGTGGCCGTGGATCCAAGAGCACGCCCACCTGGTCGAGCGGCTCGACCGCCGGCACTACGCCGCGATCGCCCTCGGGGCCGCTGCCCTGATCTCCTACGCCAGCCGCTCGCCGGCCAGCCCGCAGCCCACACCCACGCCAGACGCCACCAGGCTCGATCTGCGGGGCACGTTCGTCGGGCCTGACGCCGCAGCCGACGCGGCCACGACGGCCGCTCTGTGCAACGAGCTCGCGGCCGAGATCGAGTGGGACGCAACGCAGGCCGAGCCGCTGATCAAGACAGGCGTCGCTTTCGACGAGTTGCGGGTGCGGACCCGGCTCCTCTTGGTGAAGGGGCAGAGCCTCGGCGAGAAGCACCCCCGGGCACGGGCCGCGATCGAGGAGTTTCTTAACGCCGCCGCGGGCACCTCGGGCGGGCCGCTCACACCTGAGCAGCGAGCCCGATGGGTCGCCGCCTATCGCGAAGTGGGCCGTGCCGCGGAGGCCGCCGCCCGATGAGCTCGTCCGCGAAAGCCAAGTGGCAAATCTTTACCGCCGCCCTGCTCCTCGGGCTGGGCCTCGCCGTGGCCCTTGAAGCGTGGCGAGTTCCTGACGGGCCAGTTGGGGGCGATGACGGCAACTACGGGTACGTGCCCAACCCGGAAGGCGTGGCCGAGTTCATGGCCGAGCTTCCGCAGCCGATGTTCCGGCAGGCTGGGGCCGAGGCTATGGCCAAGGCGAAGAACGTGGACACGTTCCTCTATCGTGCCATGTTCAAGGCTCACCGTGCCCGCTACGGCACGGACTTCGTTGTTGGTAAGCAACTGAACGGCAGCTGCGTCGCGTGGGGCGCGATGCACGCGGTCTACTGTGCCGAGGCGGTGTCGTGGGAAATCGGCGAACTAGCCGAGCCGCCGCTGATGCCCGCGACCGAGCCACTGTATGGCGGATCCCGCGTCGAGGCGAGGCGAAGCAACCCCGAAGGCTACGACGGGTCGCAGCCTGTCGGCGGGTGGAGCGATGGCTCCTTCGGTGCCGCCGCCGCTCGCTGGCTCCGCGACTGGGGCGTGATCTACCGCAAGCCATACGAAGGCATCTTCGACTACACGACCTACAACGCCAGCCGAGAAAAGAGCGAGGGGGCGTACGGGGCCGGCGGCCAGGGCGACAACTATCGGCTCGACCGGCTGGCGAAGAAGCACCCGTGTAAGCACGTCGTCAAGGTCGAGACCTGGAGCGAGCTAGCGGCGGCCTTGGAGTCGGGCTACCCGTGCACCGTCGCAAGCTCGCAAGGCTTCTCTACCGTCGCCAATCGCGGCATCGCCGAGGCCAGCGGGACGTGGCATCACCAGATGATGATTTGTGGGATTCTCCACAAGGCCAACGGCGCTCCAGACGATCTCGCTGTCATTCTCAATAGCTGGGGGCCTCGCTACCTGCGCTACGAGGGCGGCAAGTTCCCGGCCGACCTGCCCGACGGTGCGTTTCTCGCACGCCGCAGCGTCGTCGAGCGAATGATCAAGGGCGATACGTGGGCCATCGGCGGCGTCGCCGGGTTTGGCTACCGCGACATTCACAACGGCCGCTGGCTGCAGCCGGCACCGATCGAGTCTCTGACGAAGGTTGAGCCATGAAGATTGACCGCAACACCATGATCATCGTCATTGCCTGCGTGGCCCTCGGCTATTGGATGGCCAGCCCGCCAGGCCAACCGGTCGGCCCGCTCGCGGATCGTCCGGTGCTCCGATGGATCGCACGGGCGGCGAAACAGATGCTCTGGGTTGCCGTGTTCGTTGAGCCAGCCCCGCCCGAGGTGCAGTCTCGGCAGCTGGTGAAGGCCCCCGCCATCGGTGACGACGGTTACGCAATCGTGGACCACGGGAAAGGCTGGTAGCCCATGTCCTTCTGGAACTGGATCCTCTGGGTGCTCACTGGGCTCTCGGCCGACCCGGTCGCGTTCGATCGTGAGGCGGCCCGCGCGGCTGCGGCCGTCAGTGCGGCGCGAGCGTCGATGGCCGTCGAGGCCCCGAGCCCCACGCCCCCGGCCCCCGGGCCGAAGCCCGACAAGTGCTGCGGCGAATGCGTGAACGGCTGGATCACGCACGGAGACGGCCATCGCACGGCCTGCCCGTGCCCGGCCTCGTGCAAATGCAAGGGCGGCACCGGCTGCCCTGATGGTAAGTGCCGCGTGTCGGGCGCGTCGCCCGCGCAAGGATCACCGGCCAGGCCCTAGTGGCGGGAGGTGCCCGTGGGCGACGCGCTCGGCATGCTGCTCGTGGATCTGCACAAGACGATCAACCGCCGGCTCGCCGTCAAGGCAGGCGGCATGGCTGACGCTACGGCCGAGGTGGTGGACACGACCCTACGGTTTTGGCCTGAGCGAACGATGGCCCGCTACGCCGCCAAGGGCGACGCCGACGCGCCGAAGGTGCTCGACGCGATGCCGGTCATCTGGGCCAAGGTCCGCGAAGACCTCGAAGCCCGATGGGGCACGTCGCCCAACACGATGGCGGCCCTCGACCTCCTGGTGCAGCCCGTGGTGACAGAGCTTGCCGCGATCTGGTTCGCCAGCATTGAGGAGCGGATTGACTTCCGCCGCTGCATCTGGGAGGCACGGCATCTGCGCCGCGCTTGACTGACCGGATAGCGTGGATCGCAAAGGAAGCGACCAGGGAGTGGTCGCTTGGCACAGCGAGTCAGATGGCCGGACGACCTCAACCCGCAGCTACGCAAGTGGTTGACTCGGGTGCAGCGCGTGCAGGCCCACCTACGTTCAACCCTGTTGATCTACAGCAATCGCCGCAACGTCGGCGGCGATTCGCTGATTGGCAACCATGCGTACACCGAGCGAGCCGCGAGCTATGACAGGACGATTCTCCATGATGCCCTGCTACTCGCCCGCGATGAGTTCGACGAGGTGGTCCGCGAGGTGCAATCCGTGATGGATTCGCCAAAGCCGACGGCGGCGATCCCGGGCACTAAGGAAAAGGTCGATGTGATGGAGGCCAGGGCGCGAGGCGGCTACTCGATCTTCATCGACAAAGACCCGCAACACTGACCCGGACGGGCGCGGCGGCGAGGGGTTTCGCTTCCTTTACCCTCGCCGCCCCCGTCCCGGTCACGCCGCCGACTCTGGCCCTTGACCAATACTGTCAATGGGCGGGTCGGTCAGGTCGAGCGGCGGCATCGTGGCCCGATCCTCTGGGCAGATGGTCGGATCGACGTACACCTGCTGCAGATTGGGATCCGCGTGATCAAGCATCTGCGTCGCTGCGGCCCTTCCGCCGGCCAGTGCGGCGTAGGAGGCTGCCGTACGACGAAAGCCGTGGAAGCCTCTGTATCGCACGCCTGCGAGCTTGCACAGGAGCTTGAGGCTATTCCACTGGGCTCGGCTCTTGCGGTCCCACGGCCACACCAGAGCGTCTGGCGGCCCCTGCTGCGGCGACAACATCTTCACAAGCTCGGGCGGTATGTCCCGCTCGATGTCGCGGGTGCTGCCCTTTCGCGTCTCGCCGAGAAACACGACCTTGCCCCGCGCGAGGTCCACCTGCCCCCAACGCAGTGACGTGAGGGCCGTAAAGCGTTCGCCAGTGCAGTAGGCGGCATAGAGCACGGTGGACCACCACCAGGCCGACGGCCTGCCGCCCGTCTTGCCGTTGCGGCGTTTGGCCCGCCGGATCAGGGCCGCCACGTCGGCCAGCGTGTAGGCACGGCCGGTCGGCAGTCGCTTCGGGACTTTGATCCGCGGGAGCTCAGGAAAGTCGGCCGCCCATTTCTTTCTGGCGGCGAGGTTCCAGGCGGCTGCGAGCATCACCTTGTCCTTTTGGACACTTGCGGCAGATGGCACCGCCCCTCTCCACCCCGGCGTCGCTGCCCTCCATCGCAGATAGCGGGAGATGACGAGGTCGTCGAGGTCGGCGACGGTGGCCTCGCGGCCGAGGAAGGCGTCCAGCCGGTCGGCCAATTGGTCGTAGAGCTTCACGGTCTTAGCGTTCAGATTTCGGAGCGTTGAATACCGCTCCACCAGTTCGCGGAAGGTCATCGGTTGCATAGCTACTCTCCTGGGTGGAGGCACCACTATACAAAAGTACAACTCCCGCCGCCTCCACTCGAACATTGGAGCTGCCCACGATCCTACGCCGGGGTCGGGAGGCAGTTCCAGTCGTACAGTTTGACGGACGTAGCCCCGGCGTTAGTATTGAGGCATGGTCGTGGCCCTACCTGAAGGCAAGAAGCTGATTTCGACGGCGGACGCCGCCAAGAAACTTGGCGTCAGCATGGGCAGGGTCCGCCAGTTGGGCCTGCTCGGGGCCAAGAAAGGCGGGCTGACCCGCTATTGGGCCGCCCCGACCGCCCTGGTGTTCGACGAGGCCGAGGTCGAGAAGCTGGCCAAGGCCAAGCCGAAGACCGGCCGCCCCAAGGGCGGGTTCAAGGCCAACTAGCCTTCCTTGCGATCCCGACAGGATGCCGTTTCCCCCGCTTTTTCTCACCTGTTGACACTTCTAACGCCGACGCTAGAATACGGGCGTCAGGCAAATGAGACCTGACGAGACGCGAACCGGGAGACGAACGATGCTTGGAACTGGCAGCTACAAGGGTGTGAAGTATCACGAGATCGACGGGCGTTTTTGCATTATCGGATGCTCTGGCGCCCCTGGCTTTTGGTCTATCGGTGCCATGCAGCGGTGGATTGACAACAACGTCGTGTGGGATTGCCCGCGAGACGCCGGCGGCTGACCAACCACCCAGCCCGCCGGCAACATGGCCGGCGGGCAACACCGCAAAGGCCACCCCTATGACCACCTACCGCATCAAGAAAATCAGCGACCCCCGCAGCCGTGGCGTCTGCTACTGGTTCGAGATCCTCGCTCAGCGTGGCAGCGACGCTTGGAGCGTCGGCAGCTACGACACGAAGGACGAGGCCCGCGAGGTGCTTGCCCAGATCAAGGCGGCGGAAGCGAAGGTGACGGCATGATCCACGACATCGTCAGAGCCGCCCTCGTCATCGCCGTGCTGGCCGCCGGCTGCTCGCTACTGGTCGAGACCCGCCACCGGCTCGCAGTGATCGAGCTTTCGTCGCGGATGGTCGCGGCCCAGCCCTACGCCCAGCCGGTCTACCACCAGGTGCCGCAGCCCGAGCCCGGCCGCCTGCGGCAACTTGGCCGGGCCACTCTCGACCTTGCCGACGCCGCTCTTGGCATCGTCCGTTGACAGTTCTAACGCCGCCGCTACCATGCTCACGAACTAACGCCGACGCTAATGGTGAACAAAGTTTCGACTCCTCAACACGCCTTCTCTTTCGGGTTTTTGCCTACTTGATTCCGTAGTTCACATTCGTACAGTTGCCCCCACACCAGCAGGGAGACCCACAAATGAACGACACAACCACTCACCCGGGCGATGCCGAGTACCTCGGTGCCGTCGCCGGAATGGCCGAGACCTACGGCGGTCGGCCGCAGATCCGCGACGGGAAGCTCGTCACGACCTACGCCGTGGGTGATCGCATCGCCTGGCTCGACGAGAAGGGCCACCAGCGGCGAGGCGTGGTCGTCGAGGTGCTGACGGACACGCAGTACCACGTCCGCTCGCATGTGCCCGACAGGGGCAACGAACACCACCTGGTGGGCGAAGAGCAGGCCGTGCCGTTTTGAGAAATCACGGGCGAAACGGCATGGGGATT